CCCCTTTCGGGGGAACTCGTGCGGATAAACCGCATGGGGGCTCTCTCTGACGAGGTCATGTAATGGCTACCACTCGCGACTATTCTAAAAGCACGCCTCAGGCCGTTTACGGCACGAAGCAGCACTGGGACACATTTGGAGCGTCTATTGGCGCTCCTACATCTGTGTTCCCTGTGGGCTTCGCATGGACCGACTTCCTTAACGGGGAGAAGGTTCCTAACTGGAAGCGTGTGATTAGCGAAGGTCGCGATGCAACCACTAACATGCTTGCAGAGCAGCAGAAGGTCACCCATTTAGATGGAGACCAATATGTGAAAGCCCGACGCAAGTCGGACGGTCGCATATATCACCGCCGCGATGCAGGATGGTGCGATACGAGCATGTCGTTTCCGACTGCTCCGTTTAGCACTCTGTCGTCAGATTCGGCACAAAGGGATGCCGCTTCAAAGTGGTACTCGCGCGCCACCACCGCTCAAACTCAGCTCATGCTGGGCGTGACGGTCGGTGAGCTCGGGGAAACTTTGAATTTGGTCAGAAAACGCGGCGCTTCCGTAGTACAGCTCCTCACCAATTGGAGAACCGTCGCAAGACGCCTCCGAAAGACAAAGAACTGGAAAAAGAAGCTCGCTGGGCTCTACCTTGAGTATTCCTTCGGTGTCCGACCGCTGCTTGCTGACGTCTCCGGTGCTCTCTCCGCATGGAGGGACCCGCGCAAGGAAATTGCGCGCGTTTCCGCCTCTGCGGAGACCAACGTCGACGCCAGCTCAGCCAGTACGACTACCTTTGGAACCATACAATATGATAGGAACTATCGAACTTCTTCGAAAGTTTCCGTTCATATTCGAGGTGGAGTTAAGGTCGAGGTGTCGGGCCATGGGCGTAATATGCAAGCATTCGGCTTGATGCCGCGTACTTGGATACCAACCGCCTACGAACTGATACCTTGGTCATTTTTCGTTGACTACTTTACCGATCTTGGTAACGTGATCAATGCTCTCTGCTTTCCGAAGTCGGATATAGCTTGGGCTAGTACAACCACCGTTCGATCCATGTCTAACATGGTAATCGTAAGCGGTGCGCGTTTAGCCCCTCTATTTACCTCAACTTTTGATGTGCAGGAGATTACTGACCATCCCCAAGTTACCACGCTCACTCGCAAACAGGTTTCGCGTGCACGCGGTGCACCCAAGATCCCTACGCCAACGGTAAGATTACCTACTAGCGTTCGGACCTGGGCAAACATCGCGGCATTAGCGATTTCTCGCTTTGCTGTGAGTGATCGAGAGTTCGCTAGGTCCTTGCGGATCTAGCTACTTATCGACGTGGTGTTTCTAATCTATCACTGAGCTAATACCTATGTATAATGTCCCAGCGACAATTAACCAGAGCGGCACTGTCACAGGCTTTACGTCTGCGACGTGGACCACCACTCAGGCCAGCCAGAACGTCCCTAACGGGAAACTCTACGCTGTCACTGCGAAAGGTGGTACTCAGCCGTCTGCGGTGGATGTCCACTCTTCCTCACGGAAGTTTTCAATCCTCTGCACCGTCCCCCAGAACGTTCAGGCGCTTCCTGCGCCGAACGCGAACGGGGTCCTCCCCTACGTGCCCGTCAACAACTACAGTATTGGCGTTCAGAAGGCAGCCACTCCCCTTGCGGGGCAGGCTTCCGCTCTGATCGTCCATAAGCTGTCGTCGGCCATCCCGGCCGGTGTTGACGTCGCGGACCCGGATAACTTGGCTGCCAGCTACTTGCTGATGGCCTCGCTCTGTGTCCAGATGGCGCAAGGTGTGATCGATACCCATAAATCCGGTATCGGTTGATCCTTGTGCTAGGCTTCGTTCTCCGCATGAAGATGCGGTGGCGTAGGACCTTGCTAAGACTCGCGCTAACGCTCGAGCGCTTAGCTAGGTAGTAACCAAAACTTATAGTGAGGTACTGGAGATGTCAGAGGACAAGTGGATAAACCGCACTGCTCTTATGTCTGCAATCATGCAGGACGTTCAACCTTTTGTGGAGATTGACACCCTCTGCGATAGGAATAACCCTGAAGCTTCTGTTCAGTCCGTCGCCTGTAGTGCTCTCATCAAGTCACTTTACAAGAAGTGGCGTGGTGAGTCAAACACTACGGTTGATCAGGACAGCAGAGCGCTTTTAACGTTCCTTGAGGCTAACCGCCTTTCGGAAACGTGGTCATTCCATGCATCTTGCGATCGTGATCGCCTTTTTCTGGAAACAGTTAAAGGTGAAATCGATCGTTTCTTGCATGTTGGGCCAAATCTTCTCATCGACTCTTTCAGCGCAATGCTGGAGGAAGGCGATGTTGGCCCGGGTAGTTCAGTGGGAGCACGGGGTGAAAGCTTTTATGCTAAACTCTGCGCCTCTCCGTTGACGACAACGTCCCTGCCTCTATACGAGATGTATAGGGCCTATGTATCCATGTTCCCTAACTTCGAGGACGCCGAAAGCGTCCGATCGTCGAAATACGGGAGTGTGACCATAGTTGATGGTTCCAATGTGTCTTTCGCGTCTAAGAACGTCGAAACCGCACGGCTTATCTGCGTTGAACCTACTCTTAATATGTTTATGCAACTTGGCTTGAAGAATCTCCTTGAACGGAGGTTATCAGAGCTTTGGGGCATAGACGTGAGTGATCAACCGGATATGAACCGGCTCCTCGCGCGACTCGGCAGTCAGAGTGGCAATTTTGCCACCTTAGACCTTAAGAGTGCATCAGACCTTGTCTCCGTAAGGCTCTGTGAAACGCTATTTCCAGCTTGGTTTTTCGAAACCTTGATGGAGTTGCGCTCAAAGAGTATTAACGTTAGAGAGTACGGTCTTAGGAGAGAGTTGGGGATGATATCAACGATGGGTAATGGTTTTACATTCCCATTGATGACAATTATCCTCGCGGCCATAGTTCGGGCAACATACAAGATCAATGGTATCGCTATCAAAGCGAATCATCGTTCGAAAGTGTTGTCCGAGCCACGTGACTGGCTTTATGACAGTAAGTCCTTTAGGGACCCGCTGTACAGTAAGCCCGGGAACTGGGGAGTGTTCGGAGATGACATAGTCGTCGTGAGCGAAGCTTACGACGACGTGTGTTACTTCTTGGGCCTCCTCGGGTTTCAGGTCAATGTGGAAAAGTCCTTCAACAAAGGACCGTTTCGTGAATCTTGCGGCCACGATTATTTCCGTGGCGTTAACATACGTGGAGTATACCTCAAAAGGTTCTCTTCACGCCAAGATCTCATGATCGCCGTGAACCAAATGAATGGTTGGACAGCGCGCACTGGCGTTCCTCTTAGGAATGCTGTTCAGTACATCATGCAGTTCCTTTCGGAACCGTATTATGTACCTTGGGCAGATCCTGAGGATGCCGGTATACGCGTCCCGTCGAGCTTCTTCCGCGGGCGTTTAAAGAACCAACGTATCTTTTATAAAGCATACGTCAAGGCCAATAAACGCTATCGGATCTCGCAAGACGGGACCGTCTTACCACCGAAGGGTTCTAAGAAGTGGATAACTAACGGGAGTGGTTACCTGTTAGCTCTGCTTCGAGGCGAACTTAGAAACGGACAGATCACGACTCGTCAAAACAGTCGAGGTCTATACCGCACGCGATGGTGTGTAACCCCTTGGTGGGATTACATTCCAACGTCCGTATGGGTTAACTCTCGTACAGACTGGCAGACCTTTGAAGGGTCTGTCGCCCAGAACCTGGGCGACCTGACAGCGTAATGCTGTAACCTGAT